TTCTAACGTTGGCACACCGCTAAATAATCAAACTTTTTTCTTGACAGTATCTAGATCTGCTGGTGCCAATACTAATAATGCTCCTGCTTGGAGAATTGAAGGGTCTGCTAGTTCGCCTGTACAAATTTATGTTGAAGATGTCGGCGGTGCCTAGATTTGCACGCTAGAAGAGAGTTAGCTTCTAAAAGAAAAGATATAAAATGGACACCTAAAAATAATGGTGGTTCTAATAATCCTAACTTTGCTGGCGGTAAGTATATTGATGATAAAGGTTATGTAAGAATACTGTTACCAGATCATCCTAGAAATATTCGTGGTTATGTTTATGAGCACAGGCTCGTAATGGAAACCTATCTTGGTCGCTATCTTCAGCCTTGGGAAACTGTTCATCATATAAATGAGATTAAGGTCGATAATAGAGTTGAAAACTTTTTTCTTTGTACTCATAAAGAACATAGTGCTCTTCATATGGAAGGTAGAAAACCTAATATGAAGCAGAGAGATAAGATGAGGGAAAATGTTAAAAATACTAAACCTCATACGCAAAAGCGTGATTTTTCTAAAAGAATAAATATGCAAAAAAAACTTTCCTAATGACAAAATAACTCCTTGGTTTTGTGGTACGATTGACAAAACCCGTAGGAGGGACAATGAAGAAATGTGAAGGCAAGAATTGTGAACTTGAGTTTGAACCCAATTCACCCAATCAAAAGTATGCTCAATCATCATGTCGTAAATCAATAGACGTTCTTGGTTTATGCAAGTTTAGAAAGGAAAATGGAATTGTGGATATCCCCGGTCTAGATGCTTCTAGCGAAAGTGTTAGCGATGCTGCGCTGCGTGTTGCTTACAATAAACTTCTTTCAGAATATGAAAAGGTTAAGAGTAAGCAGGATGAGATTGCTTCTGCTGTGTATTCAGCTGTTAAAGATACAATTGTAAAACAAAAGCCTACTGAAATTGATAGAAACTTTTTTGCAACTAAAAGCAAAAAGAATAATAAGAATGAAGAAGTAGCAGTTGCTGTTCTAGCAGACTGGCAACTTGCTAAGGTTACACCAGATTATAATTCAACTGTATGTGAAGAGCGTATTGAAAGATTTGCTCAAAAAGTTGTTGATGTAACAAATGTTCAAAGAGCAGATCATCCAATTAATGAAATTCATATTTGGTGTCTTGGAGATATTGTTGAGGGTGAACTTATTTTCCCTGGGCAAAGTTTCTTAGTTGATGGTGGACTATATCGCCAGGTAACTGTTGATGGTCCAAGAATTATGAGAAAGTTTATCAACAAAATGTTGGAGAACTTTGAGAAGGTTGTTTTTGTCGGTGTTATTGGTAATCATGGTGCTATTGGTGGTCGTTCACGTAGAGATCATGATCCAGAAACTAATGCCGATAGAATGCTTTATCGCATCATTCAGTTGATGTATGAAGATGAAAAGAGAATTAGTTTCCAGATCCCCGATGGTCGTGGAGAGAGAAATTGGTATGCTATTGACTCAATTGGTAACTACAAGTCAATGTTGATTCATGGTGACCAGTTTGGTAGTCTCTCTACGCTGTATGGCTTTCAAAAGAAAGTTTATGGCTGGAAAGTTGGGGCTGTACAAGAAGATTTTACAGATGTTTACTGTGGACATTTCCACACACCAACTAAGATGACATTTAATACTGTACAGTTCAGAATTTCTGGTAGTCCAGAATCTACAAACACTTATGCAATGGAGAGCCTAGCGGCCATTGGGCAACCATCACAACCGCTAATGTTTGTTCATCCAGATAAGGGTATTGTAACAGCAGAATATAACTGCTGGCTATAAGGAGATAATATGAATAACAAACTATATAAAGATATTGCTGAAAGAGCACTGTGGACAGCTGCCCAGGCATTTATTGCTATTTACACTGTTGGTGGTGTTGATGAAGTTAAGTCGGCTACTGCTGCTGCTTTGGCAGCTGGTATTAGCGTTCTTAAAGGTTTTCTTGCGACTCAAGTTGGAGATCCTAGTTCGGCATCAACACTAAAAAAGTAAGGTGATTAAGTTCTCAGATGTGTATATGCGCTGCATTAAATGCGGTGGTAGAAAATACATTGGAGAGCAGTATTATAGTTTAGGACAATACTGGGTAGATGTTACATGCATAAAGTGTGGTCATTCTGCTGATATTCAAGTTGATAAACTAAATAAAATCTTAGAAAAGATAAGAAATGATAACAAATAAAATTATAGAAAATAAGTTTTATTTATATAAAACACTTATTGTAAAAGTAAAAAAGATTCATCGCTCTTCTAACAGTGTAATTGTAAAATTCCTGTTAGAAGAGAATGAAGAAATTGTCCCCTTCAATGGTGGTGAATTACTTTTAAGTCGTTTGTACACTATTGGTGAGTTATCTAAAATTACTGGTAAAAGATCTGATACAATCAGAAAATATGAAAAGAATGGATTGCTTGCCAGACCAGCATTGGAAGCAGAACAAAGTGAGGCGTATAAAAATTGGCGGTTTTATACAGAATCCGATGTTTACGATGTGGTAGCATTCTTTTCTGGCAGGAAGTCTGGAAGACCTGCTAATGTTAAAAACAACAACATAAGAAACAGCATTGTTTCTTTACGAGAAAAGGTTAACAAATTATGATTGACAATGATAAAGCAGAAATTTGGGCATCGGTAGGTATTACCAAGAACCTTGGTAACTACGAATCTCTTCGCCTTGATGCTGGTGCTAAGATTATGGCATCTTCAATGGAAGATGAATCATCATGGAAAAAACTTTGGGCTGCTCTTGACGAACAAATTGAGGCAAAGCTTAAAGAACTTGATAAGTGACATGGCTTAGTAAAGCGGTTTGCTCACAAGATGAGCATTCACAAAGATGGTTATCTTATAACCTTCTTGATATAGAATATGCCAAGAGTGGTTGCGCCAAGTGCACTATGCACAAACAATGTTTAACTAACGCTTTTAGTAGTGATAGTGACGTTGTTGTTGGCGTAATTGCTGGCGTATCCGAATATGAAAGATTAATTATCAAATTTCAAAAAGATGGATGATACCAATGTCAATTACTGGTAGTGATTTAATTCAAGTGTTTAAAGTAGTGTGCGAATCGGAAGGTAGATTGTTTATTCCAGATTCCCCTCGTCAAGAAGATATAGCCGATAGCATAGCAAAGCATTACGATAGTGATGATTTGCTTAATGCTATCAAATTATATGTAAAATCAGAATACGGTCCAATTCTTGTTTTTGATTTTGCTATTAAATCAAGAGACTTTGTTGATAAAGTAAAGAAAGAACGTTTATCAATTGATAAATTTAAACAAACAGTTGCCGAGACAAGAAAGTTGATTGAAGAATATGAACTATGAAATGCGATTGATTAACTCAATTGTTGAAAGCGGTGACATGGTTACCGCTGTAAACGAGGGGGTTGACGGTGTATTTGCTGAGTATCGGGATATCTGGAATTTTATTCTAAGTCATTACGATAAGCATAGTAAACCACCATCAAAAGATACTATTAAATCTCATTTCTCTGACTTTGAGTTTATTACAGCGACAGAACCTTTGGGGTACTATGTTGAACAGGCTAAGAGAGAATCTTTGGCTTTGCAAACTAGAAGAATTGTCGCCCAGGCTCATTCTCTTTTAGGTGAACTTGGTCCAAAAGAAGCTTTGTCTTATCTAATGGAAAATACTTCTAAGTTGTATAAATATTCTAGTAATCTAAAGGATACTGACTTGGCGGGTGAATGGCGTGACCGTAGTAATGAACTGCGTGAACGTTCGCTCAATCCTGATAGTGATATTGTTGGTATCCCCAGCGGTATTAGTGTTATTGATAAAGTGTTTGGTGGTTGGCAGGCTGGTGACTTTATTGTGTTGCTAGGTTGGACAGGCGTTGGCAAGTCTTTTATTGCAAGACTATTTGCTGCTAATGCTTGGCGAGCTGGCTATAGACCAATGATTATTTCATTAGAAATGAATAAACTCCAAGAAGGTCAAAGACTAGATACATTATTAAATAATGGTGAAGGTAACTTTACTAACACTGACCTTGTTAAAGCCAATGCCAAGATTGTAGATAGATATGCTTCATGGGCTGAAAAGACTTTTGAAGGCAAGCAACCAATCTATCTGATTACATCAGAGGGGCTTGAGACAGCAGACCAGAACATGGTTCAGGCTAAGATTGACCAGTACCAACCAGATATGGTTATTCTTGACTATCATGGTCTGTTTGATGATTCAAGCGGTGCAAAGACTGAAACAGAAAAAGCAAAGAACCTTTCAAAAGCTTTTAAAAGAATTGCTGTTAAAAACAATATTCCTATTATTGACGTAGCAGCAGTAACTATGGCAGAAGGTCATGGAGACAGACCACCCGAACTTGAGGAAGTAGCATGGTCAAAGCAATTGGCTTATGATGCCGACCTAGTTTTGGCGATTCATCGTGAATATAATTCTGATCTGTTTCAGGTTGTATCACGCAAGGTCAGACGAGCAAGCCATTTTGGTTTTTATCTAAGATGGAATCTTGAAACTGGTAAGTGGAATGAAGAATGGGATTTAGGATGAAAACAAAAGATAATTCAGTAGCATATGTTCTTAAGGGGACAAGTCGTGATGTTGAATCTATTATTAGACTTAGGCCTTGGATGGAAGATGAAGTAAAGGAGAAGTACAAGTTTTCTAGTACCAAACTTTATACAGATTACAAACAGGAGACTGAGACTTTTGAATTCAAAATTGTATTCATCAAGTAACCTTGAGTCAGATATCAGAAGATTGTTTTCTGATAATAATATAAATATTCAGACAGAGAGTGGTAAAGAGGCAACTCTTTATTGTCCATTCCATAAGAATACACATAGCCCTGCTTT